ACAGTGCCACCACAGTGCCACCACAGTGCCACTCAGTGCCACCTAGTGGGATGTTTTCTGCCCTTTTGATGTTGAGGTTTTTTCGATGAAAGGGCAGAGCCTGCGGATGCTCTTCGACGAAAGGGCAGCACTTAACGTTTTACATGAGGTTTGTGCCCACGAACTATATTCACGATTGTGTAAGAAAGTAGTTGCGTTCGTGTACGGGGTCGATTAGTCTACACACATCGGCTGCGTGGTGCAGCCGCACAGGAGATAGAGCATGAGCCAGTACACCGTTGTTGCCGAATACCCCGCTTACAAGATTCTTGCCGGTTCTGAGAAGCCGTTTTATGTCCCCGGTGATACGTTCATCATCGGCCTGACTCAGTACGAGCTGGGAGACGTTATGAGCTATGCCATCAGCAACGGTGAGTGCCCATTTGATGCCAAGCAGCAAGCCAGCGACCGAGGCCATGAGGTCTACTACGCCTTCTCCACGGGAGCCTGCCTGAGCAGCTCACCGAAGAAGCAGGAAGTGATCTTTGGTCAGGAGTTCGGTGACGTGATCAAGTACGCCGGCAAAAAGTTCCAGCTGGTGAAGGCACCTAACAACAACGTCAGTCTGGTGGAAGTCCAGTGACCCTACCGCCCCGGTTCGCCGGGGCATTGCAAGACCATAACGAGGAGCGAGACGATGACGACAGCAACAAACCTCAAGACAGGTGCAGAACAATCCTTCGATACCGAAACCACTGCACTGTGGGCGGTCTGCTACGGATACTGCGAGGAGAACAACCTGATGAGCGCACTCTTTGCCGCAGCGCAGGACAACAAGTTTTTGGAGTTCGCCAAGACCCTGCCCGTGACAGTTGGTAAACAATCCATAGCTTGCGGCGACTGGGCAGCGCCACACACAGGAGAACGACCATGATCAAGACATCAAAGAAAGCAGCACAGAAGCTTGGCGCGGATCTGGCGACAATGCTGCATGCACAGACCACGATAGAGGGTCGTTGCGGTGTGCTGGCAGCGAAGTCGGTCATCCTTGAGCAGTTCGACTACCAGAGCATTGCGGCCTTTCAGGATGGCTGGGACTCAGTGCTGGACTTGCTTGAGCCATTGTCATCACCACGCACCAACAGGGGTGCGTTGTGAGCCTCAAGCGCATCAACGCGGCCATCGCCAAGATCGATCAGCACTGTTGGCTGGTCAGGGGTGATGGCTACCACTATTTCCAGTACGACGATCAGGATGCTGGGATCTTCGAGACTGAGTCAGTCATGGTAGCGCACACCAGCGACCATTCAAAGGATCGTTGGCTGAGTGAGGCGTATGACTTTATTAATACATGCAAACGCAAATAAAAAGTGTTGCAATCGTATACATGATCGACTATATTACTCACATGGGCTGCATCCAGCGGCCAGCAACAAGGGGCAAGAAAATGAGAATACAACACAAAAGCGGCTACAGCTTCATACAGGGTAAAGTGTCTGAGCAGGCAAAAATACTGAAGGTGATTGCCGCCGCAAATTGTGAAGTAATTGTTGACGAGTGTGACGAAGACGAGACCAGCTATACAGTTGTGAGCAAGAGCCCGTACACCACGCAGGCAGAGCGTCAGGCTGACTTTCAACACGCGAAGAGGAGGTAACATGGATACTTATATAAAATACCAGACTGAGGAATACATAAGCAGCCTCCCGGTTGGCACTGTATTCGCCAATGCAAAAGAGCTGCAAATTAAAATAGATGACAGATTCTTAATGACACTAGGTACTGGAAACTATGTTGAGTTTACCACAAGCTGTAAAGCATACCCGGTTAAAGCAATAAGAGCAGCCTTATAACCACGGCCACTACCGGCCATCAACCAAAGCGTCCGAGGGGGACAACACGATGATAAATTTTCAAGCGTTAGCAAAAATGCCAGAGGCAGAAATCAACAAGATGACAAAAGCCGAACTTCTTGCTGCAGTTTTGCGGGATAGGCATATGTTTGAATACCACGTCAACAGGGGCGATAAATTTCAAGAACAGATTGCTCAAAACACGGCCAATGAACGTGCGGCATGTGTTGTGCTTGCCGCTTTTATCGGCTTGGACATCCCCAAGGACGGCTACAGCAATCAGATAGACACGCGCCAGCTCAACATCCTTGAGCTGGTGGGGCTTGTAACGGCCAAGTGCGTTTCTGTCCGATTATAACAACCACGGCCAAGGATGGCACAACAAGCAAGCGCACAGCCGCATGGTGACTGACGACATGGCTATGTATAACAGCCCAAGAACCCGGGGGCGGCCAGATGCACCGGCATCACGTCAGTCACCAGCCGGGTGTGTGAATGCAAAACACTACCTTAACAACCAACGAGGAAACGAAAATGGCTTTTAATGTAAAACCGTTCAAAGAAGTTTTGGCAATGACCAAAGAGAAAATTGACGAGGCTCTTGCACCGATCAGGGCGCGAGCTGCCAAGGCAAAGGCAGATCTGGAGTCAGCAAAGCTTGAAGAAAAAATGGTGTCTTTGGAGTCTGACATCCACAAATTGTGCGCCGAAAAGGAACTGAACTTTGACAGAATCATCGACAAGATTGATGAGTTTGAGCTGTCCGAGCGTCGAAAAAAGCAGATCGACAAAATCATTTCTGAGCTGTTTCCGGAGGCATGATGTCTGTGCATTATGAAGAAATTGTAAGAATGAGAAGGCAGCAGGAAGAGGCTTACAACCGCGCCATGTCTTCACAGCAGCAAGGTATTTCTGGGCGGATGGGAATGGGAGTAGGTGAAATGGAGATGCAGCAGGCTCTTTGTGGGCAAAATCCATTTACCAGAACGCCGGAAGTTCAGCCTGAAAAAAATCCAAAACTGTTGTTGCTACTTTGATTGATGCTCCCGCTTAGACAGGGGAGCATGCGCCTTCTGTTGTGCAATCTTGATATGCAGCCGCACCAAGTCCTGCCACTGCGGCGGGCATCCCTTGACTGCGGCCTTCTGAGCTTCCCTATCATTGGCCTGAAGATAAGCCTGCGCGTAGTGTCTTGGGCTCTTCGTTGTCACTTGCGGTACGCTCGCGGTGGGCACAGCATGAGTCGCTGTCCGTTGCTTTTTCGGCACTGATCACCGTTCTTGGCTCTGATGAGCGTGCTGGCGGTCATAGTGTCTGCCTTGGTTGGTCTGTCGATACCGCACTCTATGAGCACGGTTGATGCCTGAGTCCAGCGCCAGATCGTGTGTGGGGCGGTCCAATCGAGTTCATCGAGCAGGCGTTCCTCAATCGGCTCCACGGCCATGAAGTCACTGTTGTGTGCGTTCAGGGCAGCCATCTCATCCGCGCTCAGATAGTAGCCCTCACCTGCCTGCCAGAGAGCGTAAACCTCTGCCCAAACCTGCTGCATATTCAGGCCGTGATCGTGCTGGATGTGATCGCACTCGATTGTCCAGAAGCGCCGGTTGCCGGTGGCGTCGTGCAGGAACTCTCTGGGATTGACCGAGCCGAAGAACATCGTGCGCCGTGGGAAGCGTGACTCGCGACGCGCGTACGCAAGCCTGAGCACGTCGATCTGCTTGGTGATGAACGCCTTGAGCTGTGCGATGTCAGACTTGCGGAAAGTGCTGTCGAGCTCACCGAGCTCCACGAGCCAGTATGAGGTGCATTGCTTGACGGAGTCCTTGTCGTCTGGCTTGAGGATCATGCCCTCCTGAATCATGTCGAGCTCTGCTGGCACCAGCGTCTTGAACCACTGAGTCTTGCCCAGATACTGAGCGCCCTGCAGTGTCAGTACGCCCGGTGCGCTGATGCCGTTGGGCATGTACGCAGCAGCCACCGCAGCGATCATCCACCGCTTGATCAGCGTGTCCTTCATGGCGTTATCGCCCTTCGCGGTGATCGTGTCACACAGAGCCTGTAGGCGCGGTTTGCCATCCCACGCACGAGAACCTATCCATGAGACAACCGGGTTGAACTGTGTCTCGTCGGCAAGGTAGGTGATGAAGTCGCTGATGCGATCTGTCGGGAACTTGAAGAGGCTGCACTCAGACGACAGCCACGCCAGTGATGCGTTGGCCTCGTTGTCCATCGTGTAGGACTCGCCGGGGATGATGATCTCCTCGGACTTCTTGATGACGTTGTAGCGGATGACAACGCCGAGCCGGTGACAGATCTCGCGCAGGTTGTCGATGTGGCGCAGCGGTCTGAGCTTGTCGTCTGTCCACAGCAGCGGGCTCAAGTGATCGCTTTGTCGTGCTGGCTCTGTGACGTCTGTGTCAGCCGGCTCTCGCTGTATCTGCGGCGCGTTTCGCTGCGTCTGTGCCGGCGTACTCTCCATGCCCAACAGGTTCGCTGCTGCCTTGACGGCTCGTCTCATGTCTCCGTTGTGTTCGTAGTAGCAGTACAAATCGAATGCGTTGACGGGCTTGCCAGACTCCTCGGAGCACAGGGGATCGCTGCTGTGGTGGATCCAGCATGAGTCGCCGCTTGGGAATATAATAACACCCGGCAGCCCGGTGCCGCTGTGTGGCGACAGATAACGCTTGGATCCCTTGCGCTGATAACCGTACTGCTCGAGCAGTGTGATCAAATCGTGGGCATCAGTGAATGCGTCGATAACACTGCCACGAACCGTGCTGGATGTGTTGGCCTTTTTGTGCAGTGAGACCTCTGGCTTTTTGTCCTCTGGTAACCACGGACACATGCCTTTGACCTGCGGCTTAAATCGTTCCCAGTCACTCCACATCGCGAGCAGCCACTGCGGTGGCTCAGGCCAGTCATCGACAGGCTGAACCAGCCACTTGTACGGCTGCCCTGTGTCTGGGTGAATCGATGGTGGCAGCACGTCTTGTCGCTGCTTACCGTCGCACGATGAACGCAGCTCGAAAACGGTGTAGCGAGCCCAACGCTGGGCAACCAAGCGTATGCGCGCCTCTCTATCAGCGTCACCGCTGGCCTTCGCAGCTGCAGCTGCAGCCATCGCCTGCTTGTGCTTGTCTCCTGTGGGATCGTTGCGGGAAGGCCAGTCCAGCTTGTGATAGCCGAGCATGACGTCTGCGGGCACGCGGAACATGACACGCCGCCCCTTGCTGCTACCCTGTATGACGGGGAAGGCGTTGAGGGTGCTTTCATCGATGCCGAATTCGGCGCATATGTGTGAAAAGGAAACATCGCAATCGATGTCGAGCGAGCACATTTTGGACGGTCCGAGCGCCACGCCCATGTTCCAGTCAGGTCTCTGCTGCCAGAAATTCTCGGCCTCTGCCGGGTCGCTTATCGTGTTGTTGCCCCAGTCGGATGCTCGGGGGAATTTGCGACTGGGCTCTATAGGCACGAGGTGCATGCCGAAGCGTTCCGTATAGCGACGGGCGTACCAGCTGATTGGCTTACTCATTGGACAGACCCCGCATTATCGGGATCGATCCATGAGTGGATGGGTGCGTGAACCGGGATGTCCTCTGGCTTGATCCAGAGCTTCTGGTCGTGCTTATCCAGCTTGATGATACTCAAGCAATCGATGCACTGGGCACCGAAATGGAGGGATCCGTTGGGGAGCTTACGACGGCAGTATTGCCACCGTTCATGACGACAGGGGTCATTCATAATCACCTCTTGGGGTTAAGGGCCGCAGCCCACTTGCTTGTTATTGGATCAACTTTAAAGCATCTTCCACGGATCGCGCAACACCCGCGACACCGCCGGCCTTGATCACTGCGTCCATAAAACGCTGCTGCTCAGGCCGTATGCGCCCGGTGGTGGTCTTCACCTCAACGGCCAGAAACCTGCCGTCTGGTGCGATCCCGATGATGTCAGATCCGCCCTTGGTCAGACCCGCGTGAATCATGCGCGCTTCTGCAATTGTTACGGTCTTGCTGATCTGATGCACGACCCGACCAACCCATGCACCAGCGGTCTCGCATCGCCACACAGTACAGCCGGCCTCAGAAAGCGCCAGCAATATCCTCACTTGGATTTGTGATTCTTTCATAGATTGCGCTCGCCTCTTTAAACTCTGCCGGTGTTGGCTTTCTACCCTGCCGGCTGGCGTTTACTATCGCCGCCCATGCTGCTGGGTTTTTCATTCCGCGACTGACGCCGACCGAAACCAAGTCTACGAGCCCTCGAGCTTTAGCCTGTTCCCTGCCACGCTCGCGTCTTGCTGCGTCAAGATCGACTTCGGCCAGCTGCCCGTCAACTTGCTCAATCTTGCGCCCAGTGACCTCAACCTCTGCGCCACAGTTTGGGCATTCTGACACACCTCGCTTGAAGATGTGGAAGCACTGTTTGCACTGTTGTATCTGCAGCTCCGGGTCTTCGTCGCGCGTTGATCGCTTGCGTTTCTTGCGCCCGTCCAGAGACCATTCTCTCACGTCGTCGGGCAGCCCGTGTCTCTGCCAGTTGTTTACTTGATCAAGGATAACGAGCTCAGACTTGCCCTGCTCGGGACGCAGGCCGCGACCGATTAGCTGCAGGTACACGATGACAGACTGGGTGGGTCGCAGCTGCTGTACCGCCTCAACTGCTGGGATGTCGAGTCCCTCGATAGCCAGCTGTACGGTGCAAAGCACAAGCGTCTGGCCTGCGCGGAACCGCTCTAATGCGTCCTCACGCTCCTTGTCTGAGTTCGTGCCGTCGATGTGCTCTGCTGGGATGCCAGCAGCGTTGTACTGCGCGCATGTGTGCTCCGAGTGCGCAATGGAAACACAGAAAACCATGCAGCGTTTGCCGTCCACGTACTGCCGGTAGGCGCGGATGGCATCGCCCGTGATCGTTGGCCTGTCCATGACCTTCTCTGTCTGCTTGATGTCGTAGTCGCCGGCCTTGGTTTTTACGGAGCTCAGGTCTGGACCATTAACCGGGGCGATGAGTCGGTATGGTGACAGAAACCCCTCACGGATGAGCCACGCCATGTCCTGTACTTCAATCATGTCAGAGTAGAGCTCGCCCAGCCCACGGCCATCAGTGCGCTCAGGGGTTGCCGTCAGCCCTATGATGTACGCATCCGGACAGGCATCGACTATCTGCTGGTACGAGTCGCTGACCGAGCGGTGGCACTCGTCAAAGATAATCACCTTGGGTCTCTGATCGACGGGCATTGTCTGAATTCGATTGGCTGCAGTTATTACTGTAGCTATCTGCGCCAGCTGGGGAGATCTGCCTTTGCCCGACATGATCATGCCGTGCGCCAGCTTTGCATCCCACAAAGCTCTGCTTGTCTGATTGCAGAGCTCACGCCTGTGGACGACAAACCAGCATCGGTTACCCTGCTCGACAGCGCCCTGCATGATCCTGATCGCCATGCGCGTCTTGCCTGCGCCGGTTGGTGCAACGAGTATTGACCGCTTATATTGTCTGATCGAGTCACGCAGCCTGCTCACGCCGGACAGCTGATACTCACGCAGGCTTATCATTGCGGCTCTCCAGATAGTCAGACAGCGCCTTCACCGTTTCGTAAGTCGGGCGGCTTGAGCTTTGCATAAACCGATAGATTGTTGCAGGGGAAACCTTGGATGCTTCTGCAACCTTTTGTAGATTGCGGTCTTGCAAGGCACTCCTGACCTCGTCAGGGGTCATCATAGTTATCACTCCCGTATAAATATTTACACTTGAGTTGACAAGATTACACGCCTGCGTTAATGTTTTCAATACCGTTAATTGGAGGGATTATGAAAATTACATCGTATTTAGATTGGGATGGCACCTACCCAGCGCTGGTTTCCGGCATGCCAAACGCTGATTACCACCTGCACGACAGTATCAGCAACAGCGGCCTGTCGCTCGTGGCGCGCAGTCCTGCGCACTACTTCCACGCACCGAAACCCAGCAGCACTCGGGCGATGGAGATCGGCACAGCCTTCCACGCTGCCCTGCTTGAGCCGGATCGTTACGCAGCTGAGTACGTTGTTGTCACCGGCTGCGATGACCGCCGGGTGAGCGCGTACAAGGATGCCGCAAAGATTTATGGCAGCCACAAAGCACTGACTGAATCTGAGGGTTCTTCGGTCACTGTGATGGCTGAGTCGATACGGTCAAACGTGCCGGCTAACATGCTTTTTACACAAGCAGGACACGCTGAACTGTCAGCCTTCGTGCGCGATCCAGAAACCGGCGTATTTATGCGGTGCCGCTTTGACTGGCTGACCGATGACGGTGTTTGCATTGATTTGAAAAAGACTCAGGACTGCCGCGAACACGCATTCAGCCGCAGCTTGCACAACTACAGATATCATGTGCAAGCGGCCATGTACTCGCACATCTATGAGCTGCTTTTTGGCAAACCGCTGCAGTCTTTTAAGTTGCTTGCTGTGGAAGAGGAGCCGCCATGCGCTAACGTGTTGTACGACATTGATCCGCTGGCGCTACAGCACGGGCACACACTGTACCGTCAGGCGCTGGAGTCTTACGCGAAGTCGCTCGAAACCAATAGCTGGGAATCGTACAGTGGGACAGGCGTAGTTACGCTGCCAGAGTTTGTGTTGGCAGCACTTGATAACAATGATGAGGGGATTTATTAACATGGCAGACGTAAGCAAGGCGCTGGAAGCCAAGAGCGATCAGCTAAACGCGACAGACATTCTCGGAGCAGAGCCGGTCATCCGGATTCGCGCTGTTGATGTAAGGGGATCAGAACAGCCCATCTGGGTGTACTTCGACGGCGACAACAATCGTCCGTGGAAGCCCAGCAAGGGGATGCTACGAATACTGGCTGCAGGATGGGGTCGTGACTCTGACGGATGGATCGGTAGGCATGTCCAGTTGATGTTTGAACCGTCCGTGATCTACGCAGGCAAGGAAGTTGGCGGAATCCGCGTGAAAGCCATGTCCGATATTCCTGCAGCTGGGATGAACTGCGCGCTGACAATCAGTAAGACCAAGCGGGAGCCTTATCACGTTCCTCTGCTGAAGGTGCAGTCAAAGATTTATCCGTCTGACAAGTTCAACGCGTTGCTCCCAGTGATGGCGAAGTCGATGGCTGATGGCAAGATGACGCTGCCGCAAGTTGTTGCGCAGTGCCAGAAAACCGGCCAGCTCACGCCAGAACAACTGGCACAGCTTGAGGCTGCAGCACCCATTGAAGTGTCACAAGATGAAGCAGAAGGCGAGGTGTATTGATTATGTCATCAAGAGGTGTAAACAAAGTAATTCTGGTAGGCAATGTCGGCAAGGATCCAGAAACCCGATACCTGCCCAGTGGAGGGGCGGTGACCAATCTGGCTGTCGCCACCAGCGAACAATGGAAAGATAAAAATACCGGTCAGCCGCAGGAAAAAACCGAGTGGCACCGGGTGGTATTTTTTAACAAATTGGCGGAGATCGTCGACGAATACGTTCGCAAAGGCAGCAAGCTTTATATCGAGGGCAGTTTACGTACCCGCTCGTGGGAGCAGGACGGTCAAACCAAGTATGCCACAGAAATTGTTGCCAGTGAGATGCAAATGCTGGACGGCAAGCGTGATGATGCCCCAGCAGCACCGAGAGCACCGGCTGCAGCACGGCCTGCTCCTGCACAATCTCGGCCAGCAGACTTTGACAACATTGACGACGATATTCCTTTTAATTGAGTCCCTTTTAATAAGCTGCTATGATCCGAGGGACATTAAATATATCGGAGTTAGTCATGGCAGAAAAAAAATGCTTTAAATGCGGAGAGGTAAAAAGCCTCTCCGAATTTTACAAACACTCAAGAATGGCAGACGGCCATGTAAATAAATGCAAAAAGTGCAACAAATCAGACGTTTCAAAAAACAGGTTAGACAAGATTGATTATTACCGAGAATACGACAAGGATCGAGGGCCTAGGCAGACCAAAGAGTATGTGAAAAATTATCGAACAAAATTTCCAATGAAATACGCGGCTCACATTATTGTCGGAAACGCAGTAAGAGATGGAAGAATTTTTAAGCCTGATAATTGTGAAGACTGTGGGCAGATTAGCGAAAACATACATGGTCATCACGACGATTACGCAATGGCTCTTGCAGTTAGATGGCTGTGTCCAGCTTGTCATAAAAAATGGCACACAGAAAACGGAGAGGCAAAAAATGCCGTATGACAAACAGCCCAGCCACTACGCCGCCGCATACCCTTGCGGCGCGTACACCTGAAAAGCAAAAACAGGCGCAAGCCGCCTACTGTTAGGAGGTCTCTATGACGAAGAGAAAACGAGTTGCCGAGCTGTTCAACAGCTCCCCGGTGAAGGTCAAGTCACTGAACGTGCGACTCAACATGAAAGTCGATCCGCTGGAAGCTCAAAAGAGAACGGTCACTGCGCAGCACTGGAAGTTTATACAAACGCTGGTTGACGGAGAAGGGAAGGTGACGTTGAAGGATGCCGCCATTGCAGCAGGATATTCGGCTGCGTCTGCGAGGGAGACGGCTTATCAACTGACAAATCCCAAATTCAATCCCCACGTTGTCGCGGCCATCCAGCGCTATCGGCAGGACCTTGCGGAAAAATATGGAACGACATTCGAGCGGCACATGCGCGACATGCAAACCATCAGGGATAAAGCTCTCGAAGCCGGTAACTACTCTGCAGCTGTGCAGGCAGAGTATCGAAGAGGTCAGGCACTGGGGACGATCTACGTTGAGCGCAAGGAGATTCGCCACGGAACGATTGACTCTATGGGTCTTGATGAGGTCAAGCGCAAGCTGGAGGAGATCAAGGCTATATATGGAGACCCTGCGGGGATCATTGACGTGACGCCGGCTGCTGAAGCGCTGATCGAAGAAGATGCAGAGTATGTGGATGATGAGGATGATGATCAGGATGACGATGAAGCGCAACCAGTGGAGTACGAGGAGTCTGAAGAAGACGAGGAGCCTGAAGAAGATGAGGGGTCATTGATGATAAAGAAAATGCGAGAGGAGCAAATCAGGATGGCAGCAGAGAGGCGGGCAAAGATGAGGAATAAGCATTTACCATGACAACAACTGAAGTTAAAAAGCCGCGCAAAAAACGCGCAGCACATAGACGCCCGGGACGAAAGCTCGGAGTAAATTTTGTGAAGAAGCACATGACCGCTGTAGCTACGCGCCCGGATCACTACTACATGCTGCGTATGATGTCTGACTACTATGACGCGCCGCTTACAAAAATCGTTGGCGCGATGATTGTCAGAGAGTACTGCCGAATCCTGTCAGAGTCGGACCCAGATAGAGCATCAAAGCTGAAGGAGACGTATGAGAACAACGAAGAGCACTCTCAGTACATCATTAGACTTGCCGATTGAGATCACATACACGGTGCTGCCGGCGGAGCATGGCCTCCCGGTTCAGGCGGACATCACCAGCGTGACCATCGATGTAAAGGGCTCCAGTGGCAAGCGCCGGCAGATAGAGCTCTTGTCCAGCCTGACAGAGTCGGAGATTCTGCTGTTGGAAGACATGGTTCTTGATAGTATTTAAATGTAGAAAAATAGTTGTAATAATATTTAAAGTGAATATAATTAAGCCTTCTACACATGCAAGAGGGTTTAAAAAGTGATTAGTATAGAAAAAGACGTTCCCCTGCCCCGAGGTTCTCGGTCAACGAAATACCCCTTTACCCACATGGACGTGGGCGACAGCGTGTTCTTCCCGGATGAGAAAGTTGGTGGAAAGGCGCACAAGGCCGCCATCAGTTGCGCCGAGCGCAACAACATGAAGTTCGTCGCCCGCCGCGAAGAAAATGGTGTGCGCATCTGGAGGCAGGCATGAACAACAGACTGCAGTTCTGGATGGGCGCTCGACAGTTTGCCCTGCACATGCTCGGCCAGCGCAATAAGCACAAGGAAAAGGAATTCATCGGCGACACGATGCGCTACCTAGGGTTCACCACACGTTGCCTTGCTGATGAGATCCGCCGTGTGGAAAAGCAACTTGGCAGGCCGCATCGTTACCTGCCCAAATCGGGATTTTATCAGGGGACTTGGATATGAGACAGACCGTTGTAATTGAAATACCAAGCGACTCAAGGCATGAGCTGTTTATGCAGATCATCGGCATGCTGTGGGACTATAACGACGCTGGTTTGTGTGAGCTGGCAGATACTGCCAAGTGCCACTGGACAACGCTGTACAAGTGGAAAAGCGGCGGCACTACCGCACCCCGGCTGGACAAAATTGCTGCTGTGGCACTTGCGATGGGCTACGACATTGTGCTGAAAAAACGCGGCAAGCCAACACTTCGGAGAGTCAAATGAAACGCGAAGACTGGATCTTTTTGGTAGTGTTCTGCACGGCTCTGGGAGCCATCTTTGTTTTACAAGACAAGACAACGCAGCGGCTAGACGATGCTCAAGTCATTCACTGCGAGATGGTGGGTATCTATCTTAAGTCCAATGGTGAGTTTGGTTGGCCGGATTACAACAGCACGGCGCAGTACTGCCCTGCGTTGGAGCTGCCCACGGGAGAGGCGCAATGAGCAAGAAACACCGATCAATGGATGAGCATCAGTCCGACCAAAGCAAGCTGCTGCGCATCATAGGCAACACGCTCGACGCGTGGTCGGAAACGAACAAGAAGGAGTTCGGCTACAACGGCATCGTTATCATCGGTGCGCTGTCCTCGGCTCTGGTCGCCGTCTGTGCACTGTACAAAGTGCCGATAGAAGACATCGCACGGCTCATGGTTGAGGGCGCACCCTTTATCGATGAGGAGAGCGACCATGACCTGCACTGAGCGCCTAAGCGCAGCCGTACACTGCCGGCGGGTGGGGCTGCGAAGCTGCAAGGAGTTTGCCCGCCTTGCAGGTGTGTCAGTCAGTTTGATAAACCTGTGGCACCGGAACAATCCCAAACAATTCGATACCGCGCTGGCACAGGCGGCAGTGACGAGGAGAGCGCGACGTGGATGACTACGACTACGACGAAGCAGATTTGAAGCTGGAGCGCAGCTTGATGCGGCGCAGAACCCGCCAGCAGATTGAACACTGGCACCCACAAGATCCGGACTACGTAGGGGATGAAGACGATGATGACGACAACGATTGATTGCACAAACATGCCCGAAGGAGCGACGCATAAAAACCAGAAAACTGGCAGGTGGTATAGGTACGAAGATGGCAGCAGTGTTCGCGCTGAAGGCTGGTACAGGTCATCCGCAGGGTGCCACTGGACAAAGATGAGGATGGGTAAGGCGGCGCTTTCCGAGCTTGTTGAGCTGCCCGTTGGGAAAAGCAAAGCAGCGTTCGGATCAGCGCCGCTCAAGGCAGAAGGTGGGAGTTACGTGCCGTTTCCAGAGAAGACCAAGGCACTCGACGTGCAGATCGGTGGGCAGCACTACAAGAGCTACGCCATACAGCCGGTGGAGTTTATCCACAAGAACAAGATTCCGTACATCGAGGGCTGCGCGATCAAGTACCTGTGCCGCTGGCGTGAAAAGGGTGGCATCGAAGACCTGAAGAAGGTTAAGCACTACATTGACCTGCTGATTGAGATGGAGGCAAGCTACGGGGAAACGGCAAAGCCGGAGGGGCATGGGAAATGATCGAGATCATAATAGCAATACTTTTGGTAATTCTGTGGTTTATTGCGGCGGGTAAAAGCGTGATTTGGTTTGCAGAGAACGGGTCGGGTGACTTACGTGCATGGGTGTACGGGGGTGTTGCCGTTGTAACGCTGGCGTGGGCTATAAACGCAATGATTGAGTATGAACGAGATAACCCCTGTGTAACTTACGAGTCGCGGCTTACATACAACGCAGCCACAAAAACAATGATGCCTATGCGAGTCTGTGTGCTCAGGGGCGAGTGGGAGGTGGGGAATGAGTGACCTTCAGGCAGTGTTCAAAGACCCTTGGGGTGAATTCCCAGATATATTTGTTGATTTAAGCGTACACGATGGCTGGGGAGACAACCAGACAACGGTCAGCATTACATCGTACAGCCTGAAAAAGCTCACCTATGGCCGAGACTACGTCTCAGTCGAAGAACTTGAAGCGTTGGTAATCTTGATGAAGTCAGCCCGAGCGGGGCTTGACGCACCGCTGTGCGGTGTATGCAAAGAGCCTCAATTTGAAACGCCCTTCGGGGTAACGTGCCTAAACGGACATGGGGGAGCTGATCCTCTGGAGGAGCCGGTATGAGTGACGCAATTAAAGAAGCAATAGAAGCGATGGACAAATCAAAACCGTACATGTCTGCCTATTCTCCCGACCGAAAAATGATTGACAAAGCCATCGCCGCCCTCCACGCCCTGCAAAGCGGGGAGCCGGTGGCTTGGCAGTTCTACCAAGACGGCGAATGGTATATGGGAATGCCGGGATTTCATCGTGCAAATACTATAGCAGCTGGATTTGCTACTCGCGACCTCTACACCACCCCGCAGCCGGTTGTTGATGTTAATCAGCAAGCGATAGAGGCATTAAAGGAATGTATATCCGTGATAGAGCGTGAGCAATATGACTACGAATACAGGGGAACTTGTGCCGCTGCTAATGATGCAATAGAAGCACTCCAAGCCCTGCAAAGCGGGGGGCCAGTGGTTGACGCAACCGGCATGGACGAAGAAGACGCCATGTTTACGAAGAAGACGCCATGTTTACGCAGATAGAGGCAAAGGCACGCGCCACGTACAGAAGGCACGCATTCTCTGCAAAAGGTCAGATTTTTACCAGAGCAGACAATTATGAATCGCATCTTGTTTGGGCGGCGATTATCTGTAAAACCAATTTGCTATCTTGGGCGATGGCGCTAACAACTAATAAACTGAGGGAGAATAACAATGAGTGACAGAGAAGCGTTTGAGAAGTGGGCAAAAGGCTTGCTTGATCTTCAGCGCATTGGCCCTTTCTATGGAGACGAAGCTACACAGACTGCCTTTGAGGCATGGCAGGCAGCCTTGGAAAGCGGTGAGCCGGCTGGACAAGTTTACTTTGAATCCAGCGGAGCCATTAGCGTTAATTGGTTCGATGCAAACAAGCTGGCTGAATGTGACCTGCTCTACACCGCCACGCAGCCGGTGGTTCCTGAAGGGTATGTGCCTGTGCCTAAATCGGCGCTTGATGGTGCGCTTTATCTCGCCGGGCTGGCTGTGGCACATACCGACTTTGGTAGCCAACACAGGGCAGATTTTAAGGTGTGTTGTGAAGCCCTGCTATCAGCAGGCAAGGAGACGGTATGAGTGACGCAATCAGCAAGGCGATAAGCATTATTGAGGATATGCAGGCTTTTCTGCTTGGGCGCAGAGTTCCAGAATATGACCACCTCATGATTGAGGAGTCTGCCGAAGCAATCAACGCACTCCAAGCCCTGCAACGCAGCGCGGAGCCTGTAGTTTTTACCTGTCACGGCAATAATGCACCAGCCTACGGATGTAATAAGCCGGGCGACATGAGCGGTACGTATTACAAAGCCCCGCAGCAGGTGGTTGATCGCAACGAACTGATCGAACTGCTCATTGCAACGCGCACTCAGTCAGAAGGCGTAACAGCGGATTTGATTATTAAGCTGCTATCAGCAGGTGCGGTAGCAGCACCGCAGCCGGTGGTTCCTGACGGCGACATTACGCCGTTTGCATGGATGCGCCCTGAAGATGCCGCACGAACAATGATCGCTGCCGAGGGTGAGCGCGCCGAAGTTGCGCCAGACAAAGAGCATGGATTTAGTGTTCCGCTGTACAGATGCCCGCAGCTGGCAGACTCAATTCAGGGTGTCGTCACCGGAAGAGACTGGCGTGAAAACACGCTAGGCGGGGGTTATTCTGCCCAAAGCGGGAGAAACTGCAACCATGCTACAAGCAGGCAAGGAGAAAGAAGAATGAACGATGCTGTTGTGGATCAGTTGGTAGATAACGAAATTATGCCCTTAGTTGGGCGGATACTTCGGAAAAAACTAATGGCGACTTTTGCTGAAATTGAATCGGCAGTCAAATCGTTACCACCGGCGCAAGACAAGGCGTCGCTGATGGATTTTTACGCAGTAGAAACGGAAGACGCACTGCTGTCGGTAATGGCAAAACACATCGAGAAACTACAGAAAAAAAGACGGCGCGACGAATCCGCCGTGAATTTTTATAGGGCTTAAATATGAATGTTGATAACGAGGACAAGCGACAGCCGGTGGTTGATCGCAACGAACTGATCGAACTGCTCATTGCCACCCGCAATCAGTCAGAGGGCGTAACGGCGGATTTGATTATTAAACTGCTGGCAGTAGGTAAGGAGAACAAGAATGGCAGTAGTAAATAGAACGCACACGCTAAAAACAGACCCGCACGTATTCGACGCAACGGCTGCCGGCGCAAAAACCTTTGAGATGCGAATTGATGACCGAGGCTTTAGAGTCGGCGAAAAGATGGTACTGCGCCGAACCCGATACTCAGGGCATCAAATGACTACGCTCGGCAAACCGCTGGAATACACAGGAGAGGAAATAACAGTAAAAATCACCCACATACAGCGCGGCTACGGCATTGCAGATGGGTGGGTAGGTCTGTCTCATTCACGCCCAATGCTATCAGCAGCCAAGGAGAACAACAATGCCATTAAGTAATGGTTGGTTGGAGCTACCCATTAGCGGTAGTCCGGTAGCTCCAGATGTTGAAGTAGACCTTATGATCAAACCAACCGGGGTAGAGCCTTGCGTACTTGCAGTCTCCGTGCAATGGAGACGGGTTGATATTTTAGCGTACCGACTCGCACGAACTAACTACGCGCCAAAATCAATAGACCTGAGTCGTATAAACGCTCGCAAATTATCAGCAGGCAAGGAGAACAACAATGAGTGAGTCATTCGAGCAATGGCTGGTGCGTGAAATTCCACCCGGAACTGTTATATCAAACCCGTTATGGTGGGCACCAAAGATACGCCAAGCACTGCAAAGCGGCGAGCCGGTGGTGCTTGAGCGCTTCGACGCGCATCTAGAAATTGAATACGATGAAGTCAAGATTGTTATTGATCCTGACCCTGAAGGTTCGCTTGTTTACTACGACAACGTAGTGCGAGCGATGCAATCCACCCCGCAGCCACCAACCACCAAGCCTATAGCCGCAGTCAAAGGCTGGTTCCACGGAGAGTGCGTTGTTCAGGCGCTTGATCCCGCATTGGCCATACCTGTTGGGACGGCTTTGTATGCTGCCCCGCAGCCGGTGGTTCCTGATGAATTTGTGAAGGTGTCATCTGATTTTATCCGCGATGCCGTCCGTGATCTGAAAGAGGTTCAGATGCGGCTTATTCAATGCGGGACATATGCAAACCCTCAACTAACCGTCCGAATATGTCTTGATAGAACGCTGGAAGCACTGCTATCAGCAGGCAAGGGGACTGATCGTGGCTAACAAAGACCGAGTGGAATACTACAGTGGGAAAGGAATGGTTGCTTGGGTCGAGTCGTCGATAGTCCCGTTGCCGGGTTCGTTGATAAGCATCAAAAGTAAAGCATGGAAAGTTAAATCAGTGTCTTACGCATTAGACCACTCCGACAGCCAGCTACATAAAGCAATGCGGGCAAACGTGGAGTTGATCCACCCAGAAGCAGGCAAGGGAGGTGAGTGAGATGAAATGTCACCAGCCTGATGGGGCGGTGTTTGAAACAAGCGTGTTTGGTGTGCTGGCAGGGCGACGTTTTACTGAGGTGACGTTGACTCTTAAAGATTTTTACGACCTATACGACACAAAACCAGAACACCTGCGCGAGTGGGCTGGACATTTGGCGACGAGATTCGGACCAG